TGATCTATACCTACCAGTTTTACAATATCCGATATTATACTTTTTTATGTCCTCTGTAGAAATACCACGCTGCTTAAGGTAAGCTATAGCCCGTCTGTAATCTAACGAATTGTCGTTATGCAACATCGAAATATATTCTTTGGGTAAAGTTACAAATTCATTTTTGGTTGTATCTACATTCAAATTTACATTGTGAGAAGAGAAGTAAGAAGCCATCTCGTGCAATCTTTGACGATCAACATTTAACTTTTTAAATAAAGATACTGGAGTTTTACCTTTAGTTGGCGGAGAACAAGTCCAACAGTTGTATTGACCAGAATTAACGTTTACTACGAGTTTAGGTTTCTTATGTGCACACACAGGACAATGAAATACGTAATTACTGGTATTTCTATCACGCTTACCTCTTCCAAGTACTGACTCTAAGAGCCCCAAAACTAATAAATCTTTATCCATCAATATAAATTAAACACTAATTTATCGATTTTTAAAAATTAAATTTTGTGTATAATTAATAATCACTTAAAAGATTTATTTCTTTTTGATTGGAATTGTGATTATTTTTTCCTGAGTTACTCAGGGGGGAAACAGCTGACAGCATAGCTATATATATTATAATAAGTATTAAATGAATATAGATAATATAGATATAGACAATATAACAGAAGATGATATTAATTTAATATATGCTTTTTTGGACGATAATTTTTTAGATTTTAACTAATTAGAAAAACATATTTGGATAGAATTCATAACTTCTATAGATAAAGACTTTAGGGCTGAATTGATAAAAGAAAAATTAATATGAGTAAATCTGTTACGTTGTACACTTTATCTGGATGTAAAGTGTGTAAATACGTTAAAGAAAAATTAATAACTATAGTTAACTTTCAAGAAATACAGTGTGAAAGCTACACAAATACTTGTGATTACATAGAAGATAAATTTGGATGCGAGTTATATCCTGTAGTTGAAATATACGAACACGGAATTATAGCTAACTTAGACATTGTGTATGCAGTTGATAGGTACGACCAGCTTGGATCTAGGTATATGGTGTGGTCAGGACCTTACGAATTAAATAATGGCATGCCGTGCGAAACAACAAATGTAACTATTCATTCTGTGTACACCAAAGAGTTAATTGTCCAAACTACATTAAAATTATTAAATTCATAATAACAAAAGTTATAAACAATGAAAAAATTATCAGAAGATCAAATTTTAAAAAATTTAGAAGAGTTTTATGGATACATTAATTCGTACATCCAATCTCCCAGAAAAGAACAATTATTAAATTTATATAAGGGTAGAGAGCTTGTATTAACAACTGCTCCCGCTTCTTCAAAACTAAGTCATCACAATTGTTTTCCTGGAGGTTACTTAGAACATGTCAATAGAGTTGTAAAGGCCTCTTTGGTATTAGACAAAGTTTGGGATAAATTTGATCAAGTGAAAGATTATAAGCTAGAAGAATTAGTTTTTTGTGCCATCAATCATGATCTTGGAAAATTAGGCACAGACGAAGAACCGTTCTACTTGCAAAACGATTCTCAGTGGCATGTAGAAAAACAAGGCGCGTATTATAAGTATAATACTAATATGATTCACATGAGAATAGCCGATAGATCTTTATTCTGTCTTCAAGAATTTGGTATAGCTATTAATGAAAGGGAATTTCTTGCCATAAAATTGCATGATGGATTATATGAAGAATCAAATAAACAATATTACATGCCTTATGGTAACGAATTTCAAATAAAAACAAATATGGTGTACATATTACACCAAGCGGATCTCATGGCATCAAGAATAGAATCACAAATAAATACAAAATAATATGTACGAAGGAATAATCATTACTATATGCATGTGGATATTAGCAGGTATAGCGTATGCAATTATCAATCTTTACAAGAAAAACGTAAAGCTAGAAAACATGCTAAACGAGCAATCTAAATTCACTAACGATGTAATATTTTTACTCGATGATTTTAACGCGTTAGTCAATAAAATCGATATGACTATTTGGGTGCAATCCGATCCGGAGCTTAGATCACTGTTTGATAACATTAAAGAATTACAAAAAACAGTGCAATCGTTCACTGGACGAAGATAAAATACCACCATGGAAGAAGAAGTATTATTAACTAAGAAAGGTAAACCTAGAAAGCGTAAGCCTAAGACAAAAAATAACTATTTTACTCAAGAGACTGAGGAAGCTATTTTACGCTATAGAGACGCTACTAGCGAATACGAAAGAAATAAGATATACAATGCTCATATTCATCACGCTTTATATAAATTAGCGGAAAATATAATACACACATTTAAGTTCTATTATACAGAAGTAGACAATATAGAAGATTTAAAATATGAGCTAATATCATTCATGTTACAAAAAGCTCATTTTTACGATCAATCTAAAGGAAAAGCGTATTCTTATTTTGGTACAATAATTAAGCGATATCTTATAATATATAACCAAAAAAACTATAAAAAACTAGTAGCTAAAGTAGAACTTAACGAAGTAGATAACTCTGAAAAAACTCACGAAAAGATAGTAGACAATCAGTTTGATTCCCACTTAGATAGATCTAAATTACTCGATGATTTTATACAAATAATGGAAAAAAAGATACCAACTATGTTCGATATAGAAGACGAACTAAAAGTTGCGTATTCTTTATTGGAAATATTCAAGCGAAGAGAGTCAATAAACGTATTTAATAAAAAAGCCATATTCATATACATAAAAGAAATGAACGATGTGCAATCTAATACGATAACAAAAGTGATAAATAAGCTAAAAAAACTATATAAGTCTACGCTTAATTACTATATAGAAAATGTAGATTGAGCGTATTTATATATAAAATTAATATGGAAATACAAGATAAAGAGCTTTTTCCTGGGAAGAAGGTGTCTGACATGATGAAGGAAGCCTACCATCAACACAAAAAACAAAGTGAAGTAATATCTTCAGAAATACAAAGGTTATTGGGTTACATAGAGGGGACAGGAGACGCTATAGTTATAATTCCCATAGTTAAAGACTTGTTAAATTCTAGTCTAAAGAACGATGAAGTACTCGTTAAATTAACTCAAATAATTAGTAAAGCTCAAGAGCCAAAAGAGAAAGATCAAGGGGAAGATAGTTTAATATCAGAAAGCGAAATACAACAACTACTTAGAGAAGTAAATACAAGTCCCGCTCTACCAACAAGTCAAGACACTAAATAATATATGCTATTCTCAAAATCGATAGATTCTACAATAGGAAATTCTGCTGGTAATCATTTCGTTATTGGTAGAGTAAAAAATATTGTTCTTGGAGAGTATTTTGATGATAGTAAAACCAAAAATCCCGAATTTAGCAATTATTCAGACATAGGTAAAATAAATTTTGAAATATTATATTCTACTAGCGATATGCCATCATCGGCTGCGGTATCTAAGCCGGCTTATCCCATATACGGACTAGTAAAGCAATATCCACTAATAGGAGAAATAGTTTTAATAGTTTCTGGACCTAGTAGAAATCTAAACGAAAGCTATTCCCAGCAAGATTTATATTATTATCCTCCGTTTAACGTTTGGAGAGATGTACATCATAACGTATTTCCAAATTTGTCAGTTTATTCGGATTTTGAAAGAAAAAATAACGGTAATAATTCTTATCCAAACAAACAAACTGGAAGCGCACAGGATTTTCCAATGGGATACACATTTACAGAGTTAGATAATATAAAAAGTCTAAGGCCTTTTGAAGGTGATTCTATAATAGAAGGGAGATTTGGCCAATCAATAAGATTCGGTTCTACTGTAAGTAGAATGAAGTCAGAGAATCCTTGGTCTTCTTACGGAGAAAATGGTAATCCAATAACTATAATAGCAAATAAAAAAGGTAAATCAAAGAATCCTGATAAATTTTCTACTACTGTAGAAGACATTAATTCTGATCATAGTTCTATATACCTAACAAACGGACAAGTTATTATCATGTCTGAGTTAAATAATTATCCATTCGAATCATACGGAGGTATTGCTACTCAATCAGAAGAAGTTATATACATTGATAAAGTTCCTGTAATTACTGCAAATTCTGACGCTAGCACACAAGACAAAATTTCTTTAAATGTATAAACCACAATTTCCATATAAAAGCGATCAAATCATACTACATTCTGATAGGGTGATGTTGTTTGCTAAAAATGATTCTGTTTTTATTTTAGGTAAACAATCTGTTGGAATTTCAACTCAAAATACATTTAATGTAGATGCAAAAGTTAGTACTATAATAAACTCTCAAAAAATACAATTGGGTTTTAATTCAGATCAGCAAGTTATGCTTGGGACAAATTATGTAAGATATTTACGAGAGTTTTTATCTGAACTCGATTTAGGAGTAGCAACACCACTAAAAACAGCAAACGCAAGTAATATACACACGACTATGTTAAACATATCAATAGCAGGTATGAATTTAGAAAAAGCTATAAAAAAGTTTAAAGAGTCGTTAAATAATACGCTATCTAATACGACATACACAAAATAATGGCTAATTTAGAGATTGCTATAAAAAATATACAAAAAAAAGTGATCGATTATAGATCAAAGTCAGTAGAAATATTTGAAGGTAAAAACTCTTTGACAGGATCATCGGTTAACATAAATAATATAAAACAAACTATATCAGATAAAGGCGTAATAAAAATATTAGAAGTAGTAGCTTCTACAGATGTATGTTCAATATTAAATTTCGTAAGTCAACAGACAACTAATTATAGAGGATTCGATCCAGATAAACAACCTCCGCCCTCTGGAAGCTCATCTTTACAAAAGAATAAATATATAATACAAAAAACTGCGTATAAAATACAAAAAAGCATAGATAATTACTATGCTCAAAATGGTGAAGCTGTAACTGTTGGATCAAACGCCGCATTCGTTCAACTTGTAGAACAATTATATTCTGACTTATTAGATCTTAAAAATACATCTAATACTAATGATGGAGAATTAGGTAAAATATATGTAATAATTAATCTATATAATAATTTTGTATCAGAAATGGTAGAATTAATACAATCATTGCCGATACAAAATAATTCATTAGGCGTAAATATAACTTCAAATTCAGAAATACTTAAGTTAAAAAATCAAATAGATAATTTAAGATCTATTTGCGTGTCTATACAAACAATACCAGACAGTCCGCAAGATTTAGCCGTATATGCATTCTCAGC